CATTGACGTGCTGATGTATGAGGACGATATGCCCTTCGAGGAGGCTGTTGACTACTTTGAGAATCATATTCGAAGTGCGCATGACAATGTATGTGACTTTAGGGGTTCACCAATATGGGCTAATACTGAATTTTAAAATCAAATATAATGACACTAGAAAATGTTGCTCAAGTAGCACACGAAATCAACAAGGTTTATTGTGAATTGTATGGAGATAATTCACAGCCGTCATGGGAAAATGCTCCTGATTGGCAAAAGGAGTCAGCCATTCACGGAGTTGACTTCCATTTGAATAACCCTGATGCAACTCCTGAGAATAGTCATGAGCAGTGGTGTAGAGAGAAAGCTGCTGCAGGTTGGAAATGGGGTCCGGTAAAAAATCCTGACACAAAAGAGCATCCATGTTTTTGTTTGTACAGCGAATTGCCATTAGAGCAAAAAGGAAAAGACCATTTGTTTCGTCAAATTGTTCATAGCTTAAAGAAATATATCTCATGACCCCAATAGGCAAATACATAGTTATCAAAACAGTTGATGAGGAGATTAAGACGCAGTCAGGATTGTTCTTGTCAGGAGAGGACACTAATCAGTTTAGATATAAGAAAGGAACGGTTGTCGCTCCGGGTACTGATGTAACTACAATCAAATCTGATGACACCATCTACTACGACAAGGGACATAGCTTTACTATGTTGATTAGCGATGTGCAGTATACGATAATCAGGGAGAGCGATGTGGTGGTGGTATTATAAAAGCTCTTTATTTGGATTTAATATTTTTTCTCTTGTTGCTTTTCTTATTTTCTCAATCATATCTTTGTAGAGCTTATCGGTGTAGGCTACTTCTCTTTTGAAAACGGTAGTATCGATATAGCGCACTTCAATGTCTTCTCCATCTAGTATTTTATAAATGGTTTCAATCATTTTATTCGCCTTGTGGCTAAGTTGGTATATAGCCATATGTCCTACACGCTTCTGTCTGAACATCTCAATCCATCCGCTTTTCATAAGCTTATAGAATCTTACGTTATCCCAAGGCAAGAGTTTTTGAAACTCAATAAACCTGTAACGTCCAAAATATTTCTCTGAGTAAAGGAAGAGAAGCATTTCTAGATCGGATTCACTTAGTTTGTATTTTGTTTTGATGTAGTACCTTACTACTCTCCAATATTTAAGGTAATCACTTTTTGATTTCATTTAATTTTATTTATTATCTTTGGCAAAGATATGGCAAAAGAAAAAAAACAAGAAACTGAAAAAGATGTAACTTTAGCTAGTACTTTAAAAAGTATCAGAGATAAAGGTGATCAGTTTTATGCTAGCAATACTAAAAGTACTATAGGAGCAAAATCAAAAAGAGGTCCAGCTAATTCATCAAGAGTATCTGCTCTCAAAGGATTGAAAACATTAAAGACATTGTAACCAATTAAAAACAAAATAAAATGGCAAAGACAAAAGCTACACCAAATTTACCTGCGTCTTCAAGAATGCAAATGCCTTCAGGTGGAGGTAATCTTAACAGTAAGATTAAAGAAACAGGTGGAATGAAAGGTAAGTCAGGAGCTACATCAAAAGTGATTGCTGCTGCTAAAGGTAAAGGCTTGAAGAAAAAGGCTTACTAATTATGAGAAGCCAAAAATACACAGGTAAGAATCAACTTGTAAAGAGGCTTGCTTCTCAAGTTGGTTCTTTACCAATGGCAATTGGCATTCTAATTAAAAGAGGAGACCTTAAGCCTGATGGCAAAACATTTACTGCAAAGGGTGCGAGAAAAAATGCAATGACTGCAGAGGAGAGAGCGATAGAAAGAGCGGTAAAAGAATCAGGACATAGGGCATCTGAGTACAAATACAACGTAGAAACAAATTCAGCAACATTAAAATACAGATAACATGGCAAAGAAAAGCGCACCTCAAGTTGAGGAAATATCAGAAGATTTAGTTGGTCAAGAACTAGAGTTAAACGATGAGAATGTTACAGAGCAGGAGCCTGAGTTTAACATTCCTGCAGTAGACCCAAACAATCCTCACACTCAAGGAGCTCCTTGTAGAGACTTTGGTAAATCAAGAAACTAATTATTATGGCTGACAAGTCAAATATGAAATGCAACCATCCTGTTCCTTCGGACAGACCCGGTAAGAAGAAGATGGTTAAGGCCTGCAGTGGGGGAGAAGAAAAGCTTTTGCATTTCGGTGCCAAAGGATACGGCAACAATTACTCAGCTGCGGCTCGTAAGAGTTTTAAAGCTAGACATAGTTGCGATACAGCAAACGACAAATTAACTCCTAGATATTGGGCTTGTAAAAACCTATGGGCAGGACCCGGCGGTTCAACAACTCCCAATCCAAAAGGAAGAAGAGGAAAATACTAATGAAAGACTCCTGCTATAAAAAAGTAAAAGCTCAGTATGATGTATTTCCTTCAGCGAGGGCGTCACAGGCTATTGCTAAATGCAGGAAGCAGAGTGGTAGTGTAAGAAAGAGTGAGGAAGGAACGTTATTAAAAAGATGGCAGGCTGAGAAGTGGGTTGATACAAAAACAGGTAAAGCGTGTGGGGCAGGTGGTAAGAATGAGTATTGCAGACCATCAGTAAGAGTATCAGCGCAGACACCGAAGACAAAGAGTGAGATATCTCCGTCTAAATTGGCTGCGAAGAAAGCTGAGAAGTCAAGAGTGGGCATGGGAAAAAGAGTATCTAAAATTTAAATATCTTTGTATGAGTAAGTTCACAAAGCTAGCTTCAAAGCTAGATAAGAAAAAAGGCGTAAGCAAAGAAGGAGCAAATGCTCTTGCTGCGTTCATAGGCCGTGAAAAGTACGGTAAAACAAAATTTCAAAAAATGGCAGTAGCCGGTAAAAAGAAAAAGTAAAATTATGAATCAGTCAAAAAATTGGTACGAATCAAAAACTATTTGGGGTGTAATTATTGCATGTATTGGTTGGGCAGCGTCTCAATACTTCGGTGTTCCTGTTGGTGTTGAGTCAACAGACCCTATTGTTGCTGAGACATTGTCTAACATAGCTCAGATAGTGGGTCTTGCTCTTGCAGTATTTGGAAGAGTTACAGCTACTCAAAGAATAAAACAAGATTAATATGGCTAAGATAACTTACAAAAGTAAAGGTCTTGGTGATACTGTTGATAAGATAACTACAGCAACAGGCATCAAAAGTGTAGTTAAGTCTGTAGCGAAAGCTGTAGGCAAAGAAGATTGCGGATGCGATGCAAGAAAAGACGCATTAAATAGAATATTCCCTTATAAAAAATAACAAAAATGTCAGTATCAAAAGTTCAATTTACAAGAGCATTGCCGGTTATACCATCTGATAAAGCAAATGTTCCATCTCCTTATCTTATTGTTAGTGGGTTAGCTACTGATGTAGGAACAAATCAATTGATTTGTGCAGATGTAGATTTTATTGAAGTTAATGTTCAACCCGGAGATATTGTTTATGATATACCTGCTCAAAGAGCGGTTACAGTAGTTTCGGTTATAGATGCCAATACACTTGAGATTAATGACGATGTGATAAGCACAGGTGAATTGTTTAGAATATATCAAGCATCTTCTCAGACAGGACTCGGTAATCAAGGGTGTTGCTTGTTATCAAATGGAACAGCAGATGCAGATGTTGTAACAATTGGTGGGGATAGTGTTGTTTTGCATCTTGCTGAAGGTATAGTTTGTCCTGTTCAGGTAATAAAAGTAAATTCTTCAGGAACAGATTTAGTTGCACTTTGGTAAAATGTTAATAATGGCAACTCACGAAAGTATAAGATTAGACGCTATGGCACAAGAACTAGAGACCATCAAAGGTGAGGTTTCTGAGATGAAAGTAATGGTGAAAGATATCCATACATTGTTAGCCGGCAATCCTATTGACAGAGATTCAGGAGGGTTGCTTAGCGATTTTAAAGAGATGAAGTTGGAGTTGGATGACATTAAAGACCAATTAAAAAAATACAAGGCATACTTCTACGCATTAGTTACACTCATTGGTATTGGGGCATTAAAAGTTATAGTTGAGTTTTTAACTTCAAAATAATGGCAAAGATTTTAAATTCAACCAAATTAACTTTTGGTAAAAGAAAAGGCGGCAAAGCTAAGAAGTCAAACGGCCCAAAGTCAAAACAAGTTTCCAAATATAAAGGCCAAGGCAGATAATGGTAACGTCAGCACAAGCATTAAAAAAATACGGCGATCCTACACTTGAAAAGAATATGGTCGTATGGGATGTGCCCGGACATCTCGAGGTTGGAGTTATACCAAAAAGATTATACTGCAATAAGGACATAATTGTTCCTTTGAGTCAGGCATTTGAGAATTTGCTTAAGACAGGAAAGGTAAGTGAGCTGAAAACATTTGATGGTTGCTTTAATATTAGAAAGAAAAGAGGATTGAACTCAATGAGCTTACACTCATGGGGATTAGCTATAGATGTTAATGCTGCATGGAATCAATTAGGTAAGACACCTACGTTGAGTTCTGAGTTTGTAAAGTGTTTTACTGATGCAGGATTTGATTGGGGTGGCAATTGGAAAAGCAGGGTCGATGGAATGCACTTCGAGATTAAATCAATATAATTATGCCGGGTAAAAAATTTAAGGATACAAAGGTTGGGCAGTTTTTAACAAAGAAGGCTCCAAAGATTTTGGATACTGTTGGCGATGTATTGCCTGACAGGGGTGTACTTGGTATTGTTAAAAACCTCATCTCATCTTCAGATGAGTTGACTCCTGAGGATAAGGCAATAGCAATGCAAGAGTTGGATAGAGCTATACAGATATTTGAGTTAGAGTCAAAGGATAGGGACTCTGCTAGAAACAGAGAGATTGAGGTAGCAAAGGCACAGAGGTTTGACTTTATGTTTTACTTGACAGGCATAATTGGATTGGCTGTTTTTTGTTTTATCGTATATGCAATCGTATATTTACGTATACCTGAGGAAAATAAAGAAATATGGATACATCTTATTGGAATTTCAGAAGGCGTTGTGTTATCTATTTTTGGTTACTATTTCGGAAGTGCTATTAAAAGAAACATTCAACATTAATAACTATATTTGTAAAAATTAAAATCAAATAAAATGGCAACATTAACACAGGAAGAATTAAAGACAATCCAAGACTTGAATGCTGAGTTTGCAAAAGCTAAAACTGCATTAGGTGATTTGGAATTACAAAAGCAAAACGTATTACAGCACATTGATGCTGTAAGAAAAGAGTTTGCTGTAAACGAAAGGTCTCTTATTGAGAAATATGGAGACGATGCGATTATAAATATTCAAACAGGAGAAGTAACCAAAAAAGAAAATCAAAATGACACCAAGTAAATTCATTGGAACATTATTCCAATCTAGAGACATGATGCATATTGCTCATTTGCAAACAACATCATTTGCTGAGCATAAGGCATTGAATTTGTACTACGATGAGATTCTTGATCTTACAGACAAGTTCACAGAAGCTTATTTTGGATTTGCAAAAAGAGTTGAGATTGTAATCCCTGAAGCTAAAGTTATGGACTCAATGACTCACATGAAGGAGTTAAGGTCTATTCTTGAAACAGAGAGAAACAATTACCCATCTGAGTTGCAGAACATCATCGATGAGATGTTGGGTTTGGTTGACAAGGTTTTATATCTATTGACTTTAAACTAATGAAGAGAATTGGCAAAGATAAGTACATACGTAATCGATGGAACAATTGTCGATGGTGATAAGGTTATAGGCAGTGATGCCAATAACGATATGATTACAAAGAATTACACGATAGGCGACCTAGTCGCCTATTTTGCTGTAGCTATAGGAGACTATTTAGTTCCATACAATAATGCGACAGACAATGTTGATTTGGGTACGTTTGGATTATCTGCAGGATATCTTTCTACAAGCGGCGTATTTATTGCTGATGGAACGGAGGGTATTACAGGTCAAGTATTAATGAGTCAGGGTGCAGGGCAACCGGCAGTATGGGCTTATAATATAGGCAGTCAGGACTTGCAGGATGTATTAAACAATGGCAATACAGGAAGCAAAAGTATATTTATTAATGACAATGTAGGTTCTGTTATAAATATTGATGTAGAGTCAGCTGTTTTGCCATCTACAGGAATATCTTTATATGATCAACCAAGTGGAAGAACTTCTCTTTGGGTTACTAATGAGTTTAATTTATATGATGGAGCAGATTCATTTACTCAGTTGATAGATAGAACTATTTACAGTAATGGACTTAATAATATAACTGTTTTAGCAACTAACTGCAATAACCAAACATTCATTTATCCTAATTATGGCGGTGCATTTGTAATGTCAGTGAATGGAGTGTTTGCGGATATGTCAGGGAATGTAAATATTGGAGGAGGTGGAGGCGGAGGCACAGTTACACAAGTTGATACGTCAGCGCCATTAACAGGAGGTCCTATTACAGTTACAGGTACGATAGGTATTACTAAGGCAGACGCTTCTACAGATGGTTATTTATCAAGTACAGATTGGAATACATTTAATAATAAATTAGGAAGCGTTCCTAATCTTCAACAAGTAACAGATGTAGCAAATACTACTACTAATTCAATAGTTGTAAATAAGCAAATATCTTCTA